TAAACCTTCGCCATTTACATCATCTTTTAATTTGATTACGATTGTATCTGAACTTCCACTATCGTTAACAGAAGATACTTCATATTCGTATCCATTAGATTCACCAAAGTTTACAATGTCACCCTTAACAAACTGAGTTGCATCAGTAACAGATATTGTGGTCTGTCCTGCTGATTCTTCTGCACTTGTTGTTGTAACAGCATTTGCTGAATAGTTAGCTGCACTTGAACATATTGAAACTCCTATTGAGTTGCCCCATGTTCCAGCAGTTCTTGCTGCCCATTGTCCGACTGAACCTTGTCCTGTTGAATAAGATTCATCATAATGGCCATCATTTCGTATTAGTAGTCCTGTACTACCAGCTGTTGCGTTTAGTACACCAGACTCTGCTCGAACCACATGAAGTTGATTTGTGTACGACAAAAAATTAGCCGCAGTAAACCATGTTTCATAATGGTTACTAGTGGTTTGAGGTTTACCAAATATCTTTACCAATTCTTCTTCTGAAGATACAGTTGTTACTTCAGAAACAGGCCCCTTAGAAGCGGCCATTGCAATAGCACCAATTGATGTTGCTACTGCTGGTACGACATTTGTTAAATCTATTTCTTTGACTTGAACGCCAGGAGAAACTAAAAATGCCATGTTTTTACTCCCTCTATAAAGTTAATTGAGTTATTCTATTGATATTTATAAAAAACAACATTCTAAAAACTTTACTTTTATAACTCAAAGTTATAAATAATACCATGAATAACCATTATGACAAATATAAAACAACAATTAAAAAAGTTGCAAGACGCCACAGATTATTAAAAGATAAATGGATTGCAGATTATTTAATGTCCAACTCCTGTTCTTATTGTGGAGAATCAGAACTTATTTGTTTACAATTCTATCCAGATGACCGAAAAATTAGAGCTGAATCTAAAAGGTCTGAGGATAAAACTGAGGTTAATAAGTATATATCAAATAACAAAATTGTATGTAGAAATTGTTTTCAAAAATTGGATTCGGATATAATTACCAATTAGATTCATATGTTCTAACTATTGGACTCCATTTAGTTCCATATTCATCTACCATTTGTCCTACATTTTCATCTTCTAATCCATTAACTACGAAACCAAATGGGGCCATATCTTGTTCTAACTGGTCTTGTTGATCTCTAAACATTTGTTTTCTTACATCATTATCAGTAAGTTCTTTGAAGTATGTTTGATCTACAGCCCATGCAAATATAAACATACACGCAACTAAATCATCATTACAACCATCATCTGCTTCAAAAGATGATCCCTTAACAATAAATGTAGATAGTTCATTGATACAATCAAAGTCCTCAATAATAATCTTATCACTCTCTAGTAACTGTTTAAGATTAGAACAACCAACCCTTTTTACTGCCTTTGTTGTCCTCACACCTAACTGAGCTTTACCACCAGAGAAACCACCACCCATTATTTGACCAGCACGACCTCTCATAGATGCCATAACTAAGTTATCATATTCCAAATCGAATTGCATTGCATTTGCGACTTGTTCTCCGATATCATTTACTTCTATTAAAACAAATGCTTGATTAAAGGCTTTAGCAACATCATATATCTTGTTTGGAAATATAAGAGGTTTTAACTCATTATCTCTAAACTTTGCAACAATACGATAAGGAACTTCTGTAACATCAAATACAACATATGCAGAATAGTCATTAGACGTTCCTCTAGATACGTCAGCAGTCATAAAGTATGTGTGATCTTTTTTTGGTTGTTCATATATATCTAAACCAGCATTAGACTGTAATGGAGTTTTATATGCAAGATTTCTCAACTTTGATGGTGCAATAAGTGTATCTATAGAACCAAGAAATTCACATTCAAATTCTGTATTAAACTGTTGTTCACTTGTGTTTGCAATTGTTTCTTTTTTCCACTTTTCATCTCGGCCAGGAACTTCACTCCAATGTACGTCTATTGGAATATAAGAGTTTCTTTTTTCTTCTGCATCTGTCCATAACTTATAGAACATATTCATTCCATGAGGAGTTGATACTATCATAACTTTTGTGGATTTACCAGATGAAATTGTAGGATACACAGAACTAAAAAATTGTTCTGCAACATTTGATGGTACATAAGCAAACTCGTCTAGGAATATGATGTTGTAACTTCCACCCCTTACAGCACTCGCAGAAGTGGAGCTGGCGAGTATTTTAGACCCATTCTCCAATTCTAGTGAACCTTTATTCCATGACATAACTCCCTGTTGCAACCACTTTGGAAGATGTTCATACGCAAGTTGCAGTCGTCCTAATAAATCTCTTGCAGTTGCAGCCTTGTTGGCTAGTATCGCTATATTAACACTTGGGTTAAAAAGTGCGTAATGTAATAGGTAGGATATCATAGTCGTGGATTTACCAGACTGTCTAGGTAACTTACAGATTGTAAAACGATTTTTATGAAATGTACCCACCATTTCCTTTTGAAAGGGGTACATCTTAAATGGTATTAAACCCTCGTCCAGAGATACAATTCGCACATAATTTTGGATGAAGTAGAGTGGGTCTTCCATGCATCTTGCGTACTCTTGGACTTCTTTTTTCGTCCATTCCTGTTGAACATTAGCCTTTTTAAGATTTGGATTACCCAGATATGTGACATCATTCATCCGTCTTCCCTTTTAACATTTTCTGTAGTTCAGCAGTAGAACCCACAAATAATGCGTTGGTTACGTTCTTTGGTGCAGAATTTGGAACTTCTTTAAGTTTCTTCATCTTCTCCTGTAGGTCACCAAGTTTTTCTGTGACCTCTGCAACCTGTTTGATTAGATTACCAGCAACCTCATACCCTCTTGGGTGATCAGATTCTTTTGCAACATTCAATATACCCTGTATCGCATCTTGACCCTTTTCTATTAGATTATAGAAATTTTCTCTTTGATAGGTATAATCTGCATCAACATCTTCAAGGTCTTCTGGGGGTCTTGATACTGTAGGTACTGATATTTTATTTAAACCCAACTCTTGTTCAACTGGGTCTGTGACTCCTAAAACCTCATCAAGTATATTGTCTGCGTTTTTCATTTTTAATTATTAGTAGAAGTCTTATCTGTACCAGTTGAAGAATCTCTATCTTTTGCATCTTGAAAGAAAGATACAGTTTCATTAAAACCAAAATCATCATCTGCATCAGCAGATGTTGGGTCTGGTGTAACTGTGTATCTCTGTTCTCTTTTAGGCGTTTGGTCTTGTAGATTTGCATATTGATCAACTTGTACAGTTTTGATAACTTTTGCAGAAGTAACAGGCCCATACAAATAAAACTTTGATGTAAAAGATAATGTGTATATAACTGCTCGTCTTTCTGCAAAATCTCCACGATAATTATCTTCATAATTAACACCAGTTAAGATAATAGGAACATCTCTTTTAATTCCCATATCTGCCATATCTTTAATAGTGAGTGTATAATCTGGTTGAAAATATGGTAATATTTGTTCCACAATCTGCAACGCATCATCAGAGTTTTTCGCCATTGCATACAATTCTATATCAAGATTATATGGAACAGGCATATATTGAGAATCTAATTTATCTGCACTATCTGATGAACTCTTAACCTTTTTAAACTTTTGTACACGATTAAGTTTTCTTGTTGGGTCGTATGCAAGATTTTGTATTTCAAACCCCATTCTTGGTAGAGTAATTGCAACCTTTGTATCTAAGTTTGCATCTGCATCTAATCTTGTTAACCACTTCTGTCGTGGCCCATATGCAAGTGGAACTTTCATTGTCTGTATTACAGTACCACTGTTGTTTTTTCTTACTAAGTGTATATTATTAAATAAAGTACCAAACGAAATAATGACTTTTCGCATTGTTTCATGGTAAAATTGTTGTCCTAACATTATTTGCCTCCAGCATCACCAAATGGGTTTGTTTCTGAAAAATCCAGAACATCATCATCTAAAGTTTCAAAAATTTCGTTTTGTGCATCTTTAACTAATGTGTTACTGTCATCTCTATCACCTACTATATAGGTTTCTTGTAATAGGTATTGTGCAATACCTGTATCTGCAGCTTGTTCTAGAATTATATTATCACCAGCAGATGTTGTTTCGTCTTCCATTATAATATTGTCACTATCAGTTTCATCAAGTAATGTACCAACTGTATTTACAGTATCATTAATCGCAACTGGTTCATTGTATGTTGATGATTGTTCCAAAGTAAATTGATACTCTGATGTACTTGTAGACAAATTATCTTCTAGGTTATCCAGTACAGTAATACCAGTATCGATTCTTTCTGAACTGTATTCCCATTGACTACATCTTAATTTGTATACAGGATTGTTATCTAATTGATAAAATGGGTCATCATGATCTACAAAATTTACTTCAAAGAATTTTTTTATCATGGGGTGATAAACTATATCACCTTCATGTGGTCTGTCTGCATCTGTCTTTGCAGTATCCGTAATTAAATAAAATTCCTGTCCAGTTTCTTCAGATAAAATAAAAGATGTATTATCATCTTCCATCATAATCTTGT